GCCTTAAATGGGGATGATAATACTTTTACTGTGTCCAATGAGTGCGTTGGTTGGTTCAACGCGCGCACTGTTGCGCGAGTGTGGACTGGCATTGGCGTTGTAACAACGACGCCGAGCTGGGATGCACGAGCCTTGGAAGCTTGTAACTTTTTGAGTCAGTCATTTGTCCGTTTGTACGGAAAGTGGTTGCCTAAACCTGAGCGTGATAAAGTTCTCTGTTCCCTGTTGTGGGGAAGTAGTTTGGTCGACGTAAGGTGGACACTACTCAGAGCTTTCGCATTGCGAATGGACTGCTGGGCAGATTTGCGTGCTCGAAATGATGTGGATCGCTTAATCGCGTTCATTGAATCAGAGTACAAAGATGAGCTTAGTGGTACGATTTGTAACAGCCATGGAAAAGCTGTTATGACGATGGAAAACGTTCGTACTGTGTGGAAGACTGACAGTGAGATGCAACGGTTGTATTGTGATAGTGTCCCTGAGGGAGCTGAACAACCGGAGCAGAGCGTCTTAAATTTTCTAGATGTGGACACTGATAACACGTTGGGTCTGTAAAGCGCAAACGTGTTAAAAGTAGAATACGCGCGATAGGCATGCCAGCCAAGTCGCAAAAGAAAAAGAGTTCCGGCTCAAAGAAAACCGGATCACGAAAAAGTCAGGGTAAAGCTAAGGCCGGGAAGGCAAAGCGATACTCTGCACCAGTACAGTTTGGTTCTGTCCGAACCACACCTGGATTGAAACGTGGTGCCACAACCATCACGCATCGGGAGAGCTTAGGCGTCGTAACGGCAACGTCAGCGGCTTTTCAGATTCCTTTTACTTTGCCTGTCAATCCTGGACAGGCGTTGGCCTTCCCGTGGTTGAGCAACATTGCGAGTCAGTATGAGACCTACCGCTTCAAGCGGATTCGGTTTTGTTATGAAACGCGAAGTAGCACGGCTACGACGGGGGTGGTGATCATGGTGACAAACTATGATGCATCTGAAGGAGCATTTACGTCTACTCAACAGGCGGAGAATTACCGGGGAGCGACTGTGGGGTCACCTTGGATAACTTTTTGCCATGAATTGAGTGTTGGTAGTATGAATGATTACAACCGACATTATGTGCGTCCGGGAGCGGCAGTTTCTGGAACAGACATAAAGACGTACGATGTGGGCAATTTCTCGCTCATATTGTCAGGAGTGTCGGTCACTACGTTGATAGGCGAGCTGTACATTGAGTATAGTGTCGATTTCTTCGATCCAAGAGTGGCCGTACCAATCGGACAAAACCTGCCAATGGCACACGTTGTGTCTGGTGCCGCAACAGGCACGGACGCAGCGCCGTTGACGGGGGGTTCAGTTCGCGCGGGAAGCAACATCCCTGGATTGACGCTGACTACAACGTCGGTGACAATTCCAGCGGTGGGGCGGTACCACGTGGCACTGGACGTCTTTTCGGCAGCTATTACAGCTTCGCCGACTATGACGCCAGGTACGAACACCTCAACAACGGACTGTTTGATTTTGGGGAACAACTCAACGAACTCAGCGTTTGGTTTCGTGAATAATTCACGAGGGTTGGGATCTATCATTTTTAATGTTACGGCGCCGAATGGTGTTTTGGCGCTTACTGCGGGGACGGGAGTCATCGCGGGTAATGTTGATTTGATTATCACTCAGTTGTCGTCCGGGCTAACAAAGCCCAGGGACGAAAGGTTTGAGAAATTAGACCGAATGCTGGAAGCATTTAGTAACAAAGAGATGTGGGAGGCGAAGA